ATGTTCGCGCTGGTCTTATTTGTTTGCTACCTGGACGGTGGATGTGACGACATCGTGGTTGATGTCTTTAATAGTGAGCAACAGTGCCTGGCTGCGATGGACGATCAGCGTATGCGTCACGGCGGTTGTTTTCCCGTAGAAGATTTTATCGATGGCTTCTGGCATCCGGCGCGCGACTATAGCGACTTTTAACTACTGCAGTTGAACCAGCGTTAACTCACCGCCGAATACCGCGCCGGTATCGATATAGTGTTGATTATGGGCATCGAAGCGCGCTTTCAGCGGCGTATGCCCGAACCAGAAGTCGTCTGCGCCTGCAATGCGCTCCCCTTTCCCGCACAGAAGCTGGTTGAGCCGCTCCCGCCGCCACAGCACCGACTCGATATCCACCTCTTTTTGCCAGCTATACTCACTCGCCGGGTAATCAGCGTGGGCAATAACATTCAGCCCGTCGGATGTCTGAAGCTCAAGGATGTAGGGTAACTGCGCACATTTGTGCAGAGCATTAAGCGCCTGAAGTTGCTCCTCTTCATTAAGCTTTGCAAACCAGCCGCCGCCGTTCATCTGCCACAGCGCGCGGTTGTTTTCCCGCAGGGCGTCAATGGCCATCTGTTCATGGTTCCCACGCACGGTGATAAACCAGCGCTGATTAAGCAGTGCCAGGCACTGCAAACTCTGCGGGCCGCGATCAATCAGGTCGCCGACGCAGATCAGCAGATCCTCATAAGGGTCGAAGTGACGCTCCCGCAGCGCCTGCATTAAGCGTTGATAGCAGCCGTGCAGATCGCCCACCAGCCAGATATGTCGCCACTGTGCGCCGTCGATACGTTGATACATAATCTCCCCCTCTTTTCAGTATAGAAAACAGGCGACGCAATCCCCCTAAACGAATGAACGTTTTGAGAGTAGCGTTATGAAAACAGAAATTGTCATCTGCAGGATTAAACAAGATGACAGTAGTAACGAGTCATGGAAGTGTTCGAACATAACGTGCAGTGGAAGGCCATCGTCCTTTGAACTACATACTCATAATAAAAACAGAGAAGGGTTTTAAGATATCTGTTGAACGAAGGCACTGTAACCTCTGGCGACATCGTGAACTATCATTGTCGCCAGAGGTTACAGTAATGGAAAACGATAATGTGCTGCCATTAAAGATCGTACTGCGAGATTACCTCTTCCACTTGCTTGCTAGTTTTGTATTTCTTTTTAAGCTGCTCTTGCTGCTTACGCGCAAGGTTGCAGTATTTATCCACTTCGACTTCAATCTCTTTTTGTCGACTCTTAGGTAGTGAGCTGTCCCATTCACCGGCAAGATATTGACAATTTTCAGCATTGTTCTGAAACGCTTTGATATCTGCCTGCATATCATCGGCCTGCGCAGAAGTACAACTTACTGTGAGTAACACCAATATTCCCGCTACCATAGATTTTTTCATTTTATCTCCCGTCCGTTGACCAATGAGGTTTATCCCTGGCACCACCATGAAATTTAATGACATCATAACTACGGCCTATTTGATGAAGTTCTGTATTCATTCCATCTCTTGGAGGCGTTCTAATTATGACTTCACTATTATTTTTGTCAGTGATGTGCAGATCGCCAGTCCACGAAATATTCATATCTATCGCGCTGCCCTCCGTATGTCGGCTACGTAATGCAGGAGCAACGTTCAATCCTGTCATACCATAAGCCGCTACCATTGCATTGGCTTCACGCAGACTCTTTGCATCGTTTCCATGGTCCCATTCGATTTCTACGCCGTCCATTGCTGGCACGTCAGCAGCGCGAACTAATCCTCGGCTTATTTTCCAGCACCAGTGCATAAGGTAAGCTCTTTCAGGCGGTCGAAGAGTAGCTGCTATCGTTACCCTTGCTCCAGCGTCATTAAGCGCCGCCAAAAATTGCTCAACATTTGTACGAAAGGGGTAGCTTAATGTTTGAGTCGAGGTGCTACCTTCAAACTTATTCACCCAAGCTGCTCCACTTAACTCCTTCATTTTATTCTCCTTAATTTGGCAAGTAACAGAAGAATACTCTAATCGCTATGGAAGAAAAAGTTTTGCTGACAAAGTTTTAGAGTTAACAACTTGATTTAAAATAATAAACCGACGAAAGCATTACACGCTTAACTGTACAAAAGACTTTGTCGAAGAGTCTTGTAATCCTGGTATCTTTTAATATGCAAAAAGAAAATTTCTAATTAGTATTCAATAGGTTAAATAGATAAAAAACATGCAATTAATATTGCATCGAGATTTTACCTGGTCATCAATACATCATAATTAGCAAGATGCCTACTTATCTGATTGTGTTATGGTTAAAACAGAATATGGTGTTTTCGGGAGATTTCAGGAAACCTCTAGACACCCACGGATTAAACGCCATATTTCAGAGAGATAAAAAAAGACCGAATACGATTCCTGTTTATGGTCTACGTACGTTTTTCGTTCACATATCATGAAGTTACCAGCATTTTTAGCCCATTTTTAACTTACCAACACTTACCATTAGATACTTTTGCGATCAAACACTTGTTACTTTTTTCGTGGGCTCGACGTGGAATTTTAGTGGTGAAACTTCTTCAATCAAATACCCGCCATCCCGACGGGCGTAATCACTATCAATTGGCCTTGACGATCGGTAGATCTGAATACCGAATGGCGTCGCGCGGCGAAAACATTTTGCGCTTCATCTGACAGGCCTGCCGGATCGCCTGCCCGGTAAAGTACAGTTAGCGTAATTTTTCATAACATTTACTAATATTATTCGTGTTTTCATTTAAAGTGTTACCGTGATTGCTGGAGCCATATTACGAAAATTCCAATGCCCAAAAGATGCTTTCGAACGTCTGGTGTGAGCGAAAAGCGGTTAATACTAACCTCACGGCTTGCTAATCAAGAAGGCGTGAACAAAATTAAACAAAATCCATGGAAAAAGGTGTATAGGACGCGAGTACGCCCTATTGCTATAGACAAGCCTGTTCAAAAATCAGGCTTAAAGTATAATAAAGACGGCTCTCCAAACTCGCCCCTATAACTCAAAATAAGGATGTATTAAGTGGAACATAAAAAAAACAATGACGAGGCCGTATTGGCGGTGATGGACGACATCATCAATACGTTTGATGAATATGTCGTCTGTTTTTCGTTCGCGACTAAGGGCATCGAGCAACAGGGGGAAGAACTAGCAAAATACTCTTTTGAAAAAGGGCACCGTATCTGGATCGGGTCGGATGTAGCAACAAAGCCAAAGATGCACGCAAGAATAGACACGGTGGAGTGTATTGAGAAATGCAAGAAAGATGGCTATTTCTCCAACGAGTTAGCAAAATCCTTGCTAAGTATCATGTACTCCCTGTGGGATGAGGTTTATCGCCACCGGCTCGCTAAAGTTACTGGCTTAGATGCTCAGTATATTGAATGCCCTTTAATGGGAGACTTACGCAAAATCCGGCACTGCATAATCCATAACAAGTCTATTGTGCCGGACAACGGGATTCGATTTGAAGCGCTAGAGTGGTTGCTCCCGCCAGGAGAGGAATTGGTGGTGACCTACAAGATGTTCTTGGAACTTAACGATGGCATACGGGGGGACAAAATGAGAATTCAGGGCTGGAGAATTCCACCACTGATACAGGAAGTTATGCCACAAATGTCTGAAAAAGAGAGAAAAGATTTTCATGCGTTCTTCAAGAAACCAGAAAACCGAAAGAATAATGTCGAATGGCCAGGTTTGGGAAAATTTTTAGGCCGAATTAAATATTATCAGAGCAATAACGATAGTAGCCCCAAAGCCTGAATGTGGCACATAGCAGAAAAGTACGTGACGCTGAAGATCTGCCTTGAGCTAGAAGCTGACGCTATAGCATGAGGAGTTACTCAAAATCGCGAGTATCAACCAATGTTGTCCGTATCATGCTATCAAGGATGGATGAACGTCCTTGAGAGGTAAGTTTTAACAAAAAGCCGACTACTGTCGGCTTTAAACTACTAAATATTTAGGTTTGGCTTTCTTTTTGTCTTTATTTTTCATTCGCTTAGCAACCTCATCCATATCGATGCTATCACTAAGTAGGCTGGGCTTACTAAGGTCGCCAGAAGCAATCAGCTTAGCTCGTTTCAGTTGAAGATGTTTAAGCGTTTTAGCATCTAAGTTCATTAATGCCCTCCTTTAAACACTCGATTTGAGAGTGTGAATGCAAAGTCACCGTTACCATTATACGAACTAAGCAAGGAAGGATCAAACGCTCCCCCACCCATTTCATAGATTGCTACTACAGCGTCCCAGACATCATCAAACTGCTTTGTATAAGTTTTTAGCTCAGTCTGTTGTTGATTAGTTAGCTTCTTCATTTTAATTGGATCATTAGCAAAAATAAAGTTAGATACGTTTTCTTGTTTCATCCGGGGCTTATGATAAATCACAGATATTCGTGTATTGGATAGCACTCTCACTCTTGGAATGTCAGCATAAAATACAAAATAGCAAAAAACAAAAGCGGCGGCGCTCATAGCAAAACCACCAAATCTTAGTTCGATAGTAAGGTTTGAATTATTCAACACTGCTTTCTCAATTGTTGCTACAAAAGCGAGCATAATAGCAACCTCACCACCTTCGTTATAAGTTATATTGATTATTAACTTCAGTTTATTTACGTTGTTATAGTTAGAGATAGTATCCGTCAGACTTTTAAATACTGGGTCATTGCTATCAAACTTATCTTTTATTACAAATTTTATTTGCGCCATCACAATACCACAATTAAAAAAATAGCCTAAAGTTAAAAGGTTCATATAAAGAATACATGTCCTTTACTAATAAATGAATATAATTTTTCCTTATAGCACCTTTAAGTGCTGTTTGAACTGGTTTGTGCTTGCTGGGTCAGTCCACTTTACTTGTCAAAGCTAGGTTCAAATGTCCATGGTGAGGCGAATTCGAAATGTCCGTTCATGGCACTAAGCGGCTGTTAAGATAGGAACCTCTGTCATGGGGTGTCAGGGGTCGGAGGTTCAAATCCTCTCGTGCCAGCCAAAATCCCCCAATTAAACCAGACAGTTAAGTCTAGTTTTTTTATGCCTGAAATTTGTCAAAGGTAAAACTAAGGTAAAATGAAGGTAAAACCCCTGACAAATTACATCACCGGACAGTCGTCAAACTCCCCTGTTCTGGCGTCATTGATGATATAGGTGATCACCCCTTTGAAAACCAGCCGGCCTTCGAAGTCATCACTCGTCATTGGGTAGGTGATTTCCGGTCTGTCCAGTTCTTCCAGCCTCGGGCGAGGATGAAGACGCAGCCGTAGCATGCGCGTCTGCTCATCCAGGTGACACATCACAATGGATCCATCGACCGGTGTGGCCGACATATCCAGAATCAACAAAGCACCTTTCTTTATCGCCTCACGCCTGGACTCTGTGCCGGCGCGCAGGAAGTAAGTTGCGGATGGTACACGGATCAGCTCATGGTCGAGAGAAATCTTTTCATCCATGTAGTCAGCTGCTGGCGAAGGGAATCCCATCACAGGCCTCCGTTCGGGTTGTACATCATGAAGGTGCGGAATTCTCCCTCTTGCTGAGAGATATCTTTAAACGTACTGACGTAGCTCTCGATCCACTGGTTAGCCTCGCGCGGCGTCCAGTCCCAGTTAAACGTGAGCAAAACCTTCACAAAATCTGCCGTGGTAACCGTGCGTCGCCCGCTGGGCTCCATAACTATGGCCTGCCTGAATGCTGTCTCGATATCGTCTCTTCTGGGCATGATGGCCACCTCCTCAATACTGTTTTTATATACAGTATTTTGAATTTCAGAGCTTATCAAGACGAAGCGGCAATAAGATTTGTCAACGGCTTGAACCGCCGTGACTTTTTCTTAAGTTAAATCGTTTTTGGACTAAAATTAAATCAGTCCCGTCGCCTGCACCAGACAGGCACGGAATGTAACTACCCCGTTACCGGGGCTTTTTTATTCTTCCTGTGCGCTCTCAGCACGCTGATTCCAGATGCTGTTTTCCGGCATATCCAGGCGGACATCGATCCAGCTCGTCGGCGGTACGTCGATTGCCACGCCTTTTTGCAGTTTGATGTCACCGTCATCGGAAAGGACATAACGGCGCTTATAGAGCCGAATGATGAGCGAGCCATCCTCCGCCGGCTCTGCTTCCACGATGCCCATATCGCCAGAACCTTGCGGGTCGCGCGGAGGCGACATTTGCCACCCGGACTTAGCCAGGCCAGCAGAGCCCTTGAGAAGATATACGCCCGTCGCTTCACGGGTCAGAGTAACGCCCTCAGCCTCCCCATTCGCCACGCCTGCGCCGCACCACTCGAAGTCTGCCTCGTCAATATCAGGCCGCGTACAGTCTTCTTTGCTTTTCACAATGCGCACGATGGGCGATGCAGCCTTGATCGTGCCGTCTGCAGCGCGCGTGGTATTCCCCGTTGTGTAGCACTGATTCCATGCGCTCATCGTACTGCCGTTATATCCCCGGACCGCGAGTTTGCCGTCGATAGTCGCCTGCAGTTGTCCGCTTGTGGTTGGGGTCCGGAACATCATCAGAATCGGGGAATAGTTATCAAAATAGTTCACACCACTGCCGCCGCCGGCGCCCCAGATGCCGTTTGCATTAATGAGGTTGGCGTTTGTTACGATAGCGCCGCCGGACGTTCCACCGATACCAAAATCGCCGACGGAAAGAATGGCGCCGGTTGTGCTGTAGGCATCACGGACAGCTGCTGTGCCCAGTTGTAAATCGCCTCGCGCGGTCGCGGGTGTTCTGCCGTTCAGCAGATTCAGCCATCCCTGTGATGCATCCTTAGCCCCGGTTCCGCCCTGCTGAATACTCAGAGCCGTCGTCAGCCCGGTAATACTGGTAATATCACTGTTACTCCCGGAGCTCGCCGCGCCAATTTTATTTCGGGCTTCTGCTGCGGTTTTACCTCCTGTACCACCCTGCTGGATACTGAGTGCGGTGGTCATTCCGTTCAGGCTGGTGATGTCGGAGTTAGCGCCCTTCTTCGCCAGCGACTTCTGGCCGGGAACGGTGACAGGCTGACCGTTAATGGTGATGGTCACATCTCCGCTGCCGTACATCACATCCGCAAAACCGCCCATGTACCGCTGGTACATACTGAACGTCTCAGCGATATCCTGTGCCAGGCCATCCACGCTCAGGCTGTCACTCAGCAGAATGGCAAATTTTGTCCCCGCAGGGACCGCCGGTGAGGCCGCAGGCGACACGGTCAGGCCGGCCGCGCTGTCGACTGAGGTGATCTGGAAAGCCTGCGCCGGGCTGGTCAGTGCCAGCACCGTGCAGCCGTTACGAATGAGTGAGCCTGCTGCGGTGAAATTCGTGCCTGTGCCGGTCAGCGTGTTGCCGCTGACTGCGATAGAGCCGGTTGTGTAAATCATGATTTCTCCGGAAATAAAAAAACCGCCGAAGCGGCGTCGCAATAGAGCCTGGATTCAGGGATTAGTACATAGCGGGTATAACGGGCAGAGACAGCGCGCACATGCCGCTACTGTCGAAATCCCAGTTCTGTCTGTCGTTTCTGGTGACAATGCGCCCTCTTCCTCCTTTGACACTCCCCCCGCTCATCATGAGCCCGCGCCCGCGGCCGATATTCCACGACTCGGCATTCGATGCCCTTCTGGTCTCCCATCCATAGCGCCCGACCGGCACCATGCCGTTAACCGACTGCCATGCCAGGGAAGGCGTGAAAAATGACTTAATAACAAAGGGCTTTCTGGTTGTGGAGAAGGTGCACTGCCCCTGAGCGTTGATGTATGTCAGCCCATCTCCCGGCACAGGCTGCACATTAGAGAAAATCGCGATGCGTGCGGTAACCGAGGCGGGCATGTCTTCGTAGGCACCTGAATCAGAGGAGCAATATAGTGTTCCGCCGATATTCTCCAGCACAGCAGTCGGGCTGTCCCACGAAGCGAAAACTATCCCGGTAACAGGCGGCGTCCATGCCCCGTTGATGGTTACCGTACCGTACCAGGTGCAGCTACCAAGATTCCCGTTCGTGGTCAGCGCCGTGAAATCTGTAGAGTCAGAAATCAGCAGGCCGCTGTTTCCTGACTGGCTTGCGGGTGTGATTCGCCATACCTGGCCGGGCCACTGGTAGGTGTCAGATGCCCCCTCCCTGTCTCCCTGAGAATTCATCGTCAGTGTCCCGCCGCTTTGCGTTACGGAAACCAGTCGTTGCGTATAAGGAAAAAGCGCGGTGCCAAAATCAAAAATCCTGACGCTTTCGGTCGGGATGAAAACAGCAACATCACCCGCACCGTACCCGTCGACCGGCACCGATTTTCCGTTATAGCCCTGGGCGGTTGTGCGGCAGAAAAACGGGGCACGCAGCCCCGCCGTGATTTCCATCCGGTATCCGTCGTTAAAATCAATCAGTAAGCCTGACGGCATTTACCAGCTCCCCAGCCTTATAAGACCGCCGTTTGCAAGGTTAACCGTGACGCCAAGCCCGTTAATAACGGTCGTATTGCCCGGCCCTGTGAGGTTGAAATTACCGTTGGTGGCGTAAATTGCGCCGCGAACGGTTACCTGATTGAACTCCGCATTTCCGCTTTTCGGCAGATTCCATCCCGCCGCGCCGGCAGCATAGTTGTCCGACTTCAGTGAATCGGTGATCTTGCCGAACTGAATGCTGGCATCCCTGAAGAAGGCATCGTTGATAAAAGTCTGCCCGTTCTGGATAACAAACGGCAGGCTCACCGTTCCGCCTGCCTGCGACATCACGGCGAAACGGTCGGCCAGAAAAATGACCTGCGACTGCATGCCCGCCGGGGTATTCTGTACCCCTATCCCCATCCCCGCAGCGTACTGGCGACCAGCGGCATCCACACCCACCTTGATGCTGTACATCGCATTCAGGTTATTGTTGATGTCGGCAGAAACCTGAGCATTCTGGACGATTGCCGCCTGCTGACCGTTTACCGTCACTGACAGGGAGTTGATTTTTGTCGCCGAGACCTGCGAGAAGTCAGCCATGGTTTTCGCAAAGTCGGTGGTGTTTGCCGTGCCGGCGCCGGAACTGGCATCCATCGACCTGAGCGACTCCGCGACAGCCTGGCTGGCATCAGCCATCACATTATCAACACGCTCAATTCCCGCCTTGTTGTCACCGTACTGCACGCTGAGGCGTGTGCGATCATTAACCTGCGCCAGCGTGGTGGTGATCAGCGCGATGGAGTTGCTCTGTATTCCCCCTCTGATGTCACTGCCATCAATGCCTGCGATCTCTGCTGAAATCTCCTCAAAGCGCGAGGCGGTCGAGGAGTCCAGATCCGTCACGGTCTGCGTCAGCTCTGTGACACTGGCCCTGTTCTCTTCCGTCTGAGCGGTAAGCTGATCGACAGCTGTAGCCCGTGCCTCGGTTTCGTTTGCCAGCGCCTGGCGCACTTCGGTGATGCCGGCGGCGTTCTGATCCGTCTTTGCCTCCAGGCGGATCACATCGGTCACGCGCGCCTCGGTTTCGGTGGCGATTACTTCGCGCAGCTGCTCGAATTTCGCGGAGTTAGCACCCTGCTGCGCTGACTGGCGCACCACCACGTCGGCGATCGCCAGAGCATTGCCAATAATGGCTTCCGCCATCTGCTTATTCGACCCGGCAGCAGCGGCCAGATCATCGGCATTCTGCCTCACTGCCTCTGCCAGTTCCGCAACTTTGGCACTGCTGTCCACGGCGTTCTCGATGAGGTCCTTGAACAGTTCAGTGTCCTTGATCTGCGCGAGCACCGCCTCGGTAATGTCTGTCACATCGGTGCTGGACTGGCCGCGGATCCAGTCGGTGTAGGCTGACTGATTGCCGGTACGGTCAACAAGCCTGGCCCGGTACCAAAACTCCTGCCCAGCCTTGAGCCCCATCTGCTGGTAGAGTTTCTGCGGGTAAGGCACAGCCGCCAGCAGCATCGGGTTTGAGCCGTCTGCAGCGAGGCTGTACTGCAGTTCCGTGCTCAGCGTATCAGCAGTATCTGTCGGAAAACCCCAGGTGATATTGATTCCGAATACGACATCCTCTGACGCAGACAGACCTACCGGCTTTGGAACATCGCCCACGCGCCCCTTCAGGTTTGTCAGCATTGAAGAGGCCCACAGACTTGATGCCCCTCCTGAGTTGATGGCACGCACGCGTACCAGGTAGTCGCCTTCAAAAATGCCGGGTACTTCTATATTGCGCAGTCCTGTTTCTGGCACATTAATCCATTCATTATCTCCACGCTTCCACTGCACCTGGTATGAGATAACATCAGCCTGAGGCTTGCCATTTTTATCCAGTGGCGCATCCCATGATGCGATCAGTGTAGTAATTCGCTGCCCCTGTCTTACGGATTCAAAGCTTGAGACCTGGATATTAGTCGGCTGATTAACAAGCCCGGTCGGAATCAGGCTGATTGGCGGCGTATCCAGTCGGGCATTATTATCAACCGCGTCATATTTAGAGGAGTTATATTCCGCCCCAGTAATGGAGTACGTATTTTCCTCATCATTGAACGTCAGATTAGTTACTCTAAAGTACTGTAATCTCAACTGCCCGGCGTCTATAACAAACACTGCATTCGGCAAAGGGTCCGCTTTGAAGGGCGTGGACACCACAAGCTGCGTACCATTTACAGCCTGGATAACCCGACTTTCGACGGTTCCACCCTGCGTGCGAATCATCAGCGTGTCGCCAGCAACCGCGCTGGTGCCCCGATCAGTTGTCACAGCCTTCAGCCCGCCGTTGTACGCGGCAACTCGACCACCGTACACGCGACCAGAAAGGCGTTCATCGGCAAAGGCAAACACCGTGCCCGGCACATAGACATAGCCATCAAGCCCAGTTTGTAGGGTGATAATGCGGTCAAGAGAGTTGGAATACACCGCCCAACCACCACGCCGCTGAGCCTCACTCTCTCGCGTACAGCCGATCGCTGTGATTTGCGTCTGCTTAAACTTGAACTGTTTCACCAGGTCCGGGAACATCACCGCCGTAGTTCGATCCTGATAGTGATTGTCCGGGTCGCTGAAATTAATCAGCGCGCTGGAAAAACGGGTCTTTTCACTGCCACTTGAGTAGACCGGCTTGCCGATCACTGCTGCGCGGTTGAGGATCTGCAGTTTCGACGTATCCGCCGGCATGTCAGAGACAACGTTGAACATGTTGTTGCCCCAGAATGTCATCCCGTTGAACCCGGCGGCGATATCCTTGATCACCTGCCATGCGTCGGCCTGAGACTGTATATAAACGTCAAACATAAAGCGCGGCTCGGTGCCGCTGCCGCCCTTTCCGTCGGGCACCTTCTGATCGCAACGTTGAGCTATACGGTATAGCTCCCACTTATCCAGCATTTCCGCCGTGATGCGGCGGCCAAGGCCGAAACGTGGTTCGGTCAGAACGTCGAACCAGATCCATGCCGGGTTGTTCGACCATCCCCACTTGAACGTGCCATCCCAGGTGCCGCTGTAAGTACGGGCTATCGGATCGTAGTTTGAGGGGATTCGGATGATGCGCCCCTTCGGTTTACATGAGATTTTCGGTATATCGCTGAATGATTTTGCATTGAACGAGACATACAACAGTGCTGTGTGCGGATAACGAAGACGAGCGTCGATAACCTCGGTGATGGCCTGCACCTGCATTTTGTTCTGCAGCAGCTGGCTGGTGCTGTCGTCCGTATCGCGTACCACGCGAATCTGCCAGCCGGTAGTGGCTTTGGGAAGGTTGATGCGGTGGGTAAGCTCATAAAGCGAGCTGAGCTTCTCGGTAACGGTCCTGGTCATAACCGTCGAGAACGCGCCGCCGTCTACGGCCAGGTCGATGTGATATTTGACAGTCGTACCAACGATATCGCCATTATTCTGCTGTTGCTGCAGGCCGGGAATGCCAATGCGCACGAGCACCGCATCAATCTGGATATTACTCAGCGCGCGGGTCCAGGGGGCAACTTTCGTCAGCGATACGCCAATACTGGTTTCATTCTCGACCGCGGCAAAGCCAGGGATCGGGGTCTGTGTCTGGGTTCCCGGCCGGAAATCCCATGTGACGTTTTCAAAATTCATCGTCCCGTCGGCATTGCCCAGCGGCGTTCCGTCCAGAAAAATACGAGTTGCATCCAGGCCGCCGGCGAATTCCCCTTCACCAAGCGCCAGCAGCATACGGCAGCGCGCCATCGACTGGGCACTATCTGGCTGTTCTACAGGCGTGTGCTGTTTCTGGCTGCCGCCCTTTGCACCAGTGATCGTTTCCATAATGTGTCCATAAAAAAACACCCGATTGGGTGCTTATTGGTCAGAGGGGTAGTATCAAATGTCTTCCGCGACTATGCCGGCGCTGATGATCGCACCGCCAATTTCCCGCTCGCCCCAAAGTGGCGCCACCGGATTACCCATCGCCAGAGTGTTAACCGAACCGCCGAAGGCGTAGCTTGGTTTGTTGTCTGGGTCGTCGCGTCCCTGTAGCCCTTTAGGCTGTGGAGAGAGCAGCTGGTAAATGCCGCCGGCCATCATTGATGCGCCTGACATGATAAGCCCGGCACCAAAGGTGAGACCTACACCGGTCCAGCCGGTCGCCACGCCGACGATGATACCGGCGACCACCATCACTGCCCCCAGGATGGTCTGGAACATACCCGCCTTCTTCGCCCCCTCCATAACCGGCGCAATACGAATATCACTTTTACCAGCCAGCTCCTGGAAATCCTGCACTCCTATGTTGCGCTTTCCACGAAACACGGCGAAGGTCATACCGTTCTTTTTGGCGTTCATCAGGTAGTCTTCCAGCCCGTCGAAGTTGATGCACAGGCCCTTTACCGCTTCGGCGGATGTCTGCACCGCCAGCTTATGCACTCGCCCGAACCGGGCGCCCAGCGCGCCATACAGGCGAATAGTGGTTAAACGCGCCATGGCTTTATCTCCTCTGACAAACTCCTGTGGCGAACGCAGATCATCGTCCTGTCTTTGAAATAGCCGCGGGCATAGGGGGTAATGCAGGAGGGCTGGCCATACAGATGATGGAGCAGTTCACCCTCTTCAGTGATAATGCCCGCATGGTTCCACTTATCGGATTCAACCTGCATGATGACCATGCACCCGGGCGCCGGGTCACATTCGATGAAGCCTTCTTGCTCCCAGTTATCGAAATAGAAGTTGTCCGGGTACTGACTTTCCCACCACGGATAATCGACGCGGAAATCGTCTAACGTGACGCCCTGGGTGGCGTGCCAGTCCATGATAAGCCCCCAACAGTCGTGTGAACCCAGGATAAACGGGCGGCCGATAAGCGGCACCGCCTCGGGCATTATCTCGGCGTATTCATCGCTGTCCGGCGCGTAAATGCCCCAGACCACGCCGGAGTTGTTGCACTGCTGGCGATCCAGGTCTGACGGTATAGGCCGTGCACCGTCGCCGGGGTGGGAATGTATAACGCGTATAATTGTACCGATGTCCTCAGCATTCGCCCAGAACTCGCCATCGATACGGAAATGCTCGGTCGGGTTTTCGTGGGTGTTCGATACGGGGATATAGCGCTGGCGACGGCCAGACTGGATAACGAAGCCGCAGCACTCGCGCGGGGATTCCTCCAGCGCATGCGCCCGGATAGCCGACATTATGGTTTTGTTCATTGGTATGTCCGTTTATCGGGTGAAAAGAACCGTCGCCGGGAAGCCGCCAAAATCGAGGATCGCCGCGTTTGGCTCTGCAAGCCCGGCACCGAATCGTTTCCGACAGTCACTCAGGCAACCGCCGCAGACATCAAGAGCCGGATCCGCTACGGGGTTTCCCTTTGCGTCGAAGTAAGCCGTACCGTTATAGGTGCAACCGTCACCGATCCGGTATTGTCCGCGTAGTGCCCATTCACAGAGGGAAGTAATTTGTCTGGTGGGAATTACCAGCCCCTGCAGGTCTGCCGGGCTGCTTAGCGCCCAGGTCACCACCTCGTCATCTTCGGACGTTTTGGTATCCAGCCAGAAGGTCTGAAGCGTGAACATAGTCGGATCGGCAGTGGGATTAACGTGGTCGGGAAAATTCACCGCATCCAGATACACCGTATAGGTGTCGATAATGCTCACCTTCGCGTTCACCATGTCCTTAAACTGAAGGCATAGCGCGGAGATATGACCGTCAAGGTTTGAGACGCTGAGTGACGGCTCTGCCGCCTGGTCAGTTGAGAGAGCCAGGCCTGTTAACTGGAAAGGCCAGAAATCATAGACCTCACCATCGAAGACTACAGGCTTAGGCCCGAGCTTGCTTACGTCACCCTGCGCCTCGTCGATCTCCCGTGGAGTATGCGGAAAAGGACTGTAATGAAAGCGGTGAATACCACCACTGAATTCTGAGGCGTCCACTTCTACCAGCCGGACTTTTCCGCCAGGTGCAAGCATGGCTGCCGTATCAATAAGTGCTGTCATGGTTGACCTCAGGCATAGACGCCGTAGGCGCGCTTTATGGTGAAAGTAAGCTCTGCTGCGTTGCTGCTGATCTGGTTCTTACGCACAGAATCTTTGACGACCCGATACAACCCCTTCTCCTCGCCGGGTGGCGTGATGATGAAAGCCTTAACGGTATGAGCCAGCAGGAATGAGCGAATTTCGTTTATCAACACCTCTTTGCCAACATAAATCATCGGAACCTGAATGGCAGTAGAGTTGATACCATTTTCAGCCACCTGCTCATAACCGTCACCGAACTGTGAGGCCCGGATTGTCTGGTTATATTCAATTGCGCCCGCTCCAAGTTGCGCGGGCCATTTATAGGTTTCAACAGCCATATTTGCTCCATAAAAAAGCCCCGCATAAGCGAGGCTGGCATCAGGGATTTGGCAAAATACTTTGCAATTATCTTTGAAAACTAACGACCCTTCGTAAAGTTGTAGATCATGCCCCCTGGCTTCAGGTGCTTCTGAACTACCAGGGTTGCAGCGTTTTGTATTTCATCCGCCATGGCGCGCCCCATAGCGTCTCCAGAGTTGCTGGATTGAGCCGAAGCGTTACCACTGGCATCGACGTTTACAGTGGTATTAATTACCGGTGCAGCATTACCAGAACTGGACATGAGCCCCAGCATGGGCGGCCTGCCGACAACCCCACCTTCAGCATATCCCTGAGCACCACGCATCATCGCATAAAGATTATTGACACCGATTGCAGCTGTGGCCTCTTTGGTAAAGACGAACTCACCGCCGTGCACCACCCCTTTTGGCTGATATTTGCCGCCATCGCCTGTGTAACCGCCGGAGTCGAATTCAGGGATATATCCCCCGTTCCACGCTGGCCGGAAAGACGGGACAGCAAAAGACTGGCCTGCACCACTACCTGCTGATGAGGTACCCGCAGAAATCCATCCCATTGCGGCCTGCACGGTGTACGCCACCAGCAGCTGGTTAATCACATCAGCGATCATCTTCATCATCGAGGCGGCGAAACTTTTGAAACTGGCCGTTCCGGTAGTGACCAGGTTTGTCAGCATATCTGATATACCGCCCAAGGCTGACTGAGCTACGCTTTGCATTGAGCCATAAACGTTGGTTGCCGCATCAAGGTACTCGGCCCAGCCTTTTCTGGCACCTGCCATCCAGTCGCCACGTAGTTTGTCTTCTGCTGCATAGTAATCGTTGGCGGCCTTTAACTCCTGTTTATAACCGTTATCGCTGAGACTACCGCCCGCATTGAGCCAGCCACTACGCAGCTGGGACATAGACGCCTGCCGCCCGGCAAGTCTGTCACTCATTGTGGCTCCAGATGCAAGCCCGGCTTGCTTCTCCACCATCTGAGTAACGTACTTCTGCGCCGTATCCATCCGCTTATTCAGTTGTTCCTGAGCGGTAATCTGGTCACCGAGAAGAGCTTTCTGCTGCGCAAGTTGCAGCACCTGGTTTTTGCTCGCCAGCAGAGACTTCTCCTGCTTCGATAGCTGCCGGGCGCTCGCGGCCGTTTCAAGGACAGCAAATTTAGATTCAGTGGCATATAGATCTTTACGCTGCTGACTGATCGTGTCATTAACAGAGCGGTGATCCTGAAGGGTTTTCAGTTGCGCCTGGAGAGCAAGTAGTTCAGCTTGCGCAGAATCTTCGGCACGATCGCCTGCGGCCACCGTTATGCCCTTGGCTTTAGGCGTTTTGGGGTCTTTATAGAGTTTCTCGATGCCTGCTCGGGCCTGTGCAATCTGTTCAGGTGTCAGAAGCTTTGCCAGCCCAGCTTTTGCTGCTTTTGCATTATCGGCAATATCTTTGTTCAGTTCCTTTTGTGCCAGAGCCCTTTTTTCGGCCTGAGTAGCTCCAGCATCTAGATATTTATTAAACGATATCTGCGCATCAATACCTTCTTGATTTATCTTATTAAACTCAGCCTTTTTCTGGTTGTAACCTTCCTGAGATTTAATAACAAACCCAAGCTCTCTCTCCTGCTGAAGCAATGCCACCAACTCCCTTTTAGCAGCACCACCATCACCGATATTTCCCATGCCGAAAACACCTGGGCGGGATTGATTGGTGATATCTTTAATTCTTTGCCTAACAACCTCAAGCTGTTCAGCTGTCGATTCTTTTCTACCAATACCTAAGGCTGCATCCCAGTATGCTTTCCACGTATCAGATACGCCACGAATCACCTGATCAATAAGGCCAAGGTTGTCAATAATCTGCTGGCTGCGTTGCTGTTCTGCCCGGCTATAACTATCAGCAGCTATTTGCCCTGCTTCTTCCTTATCACCGCGGCGCTCAAGAGCCGAAATGTACTGAAACTCCGCCGCAGTTAAGTAATGCAACTGGCTGTTTAGCTCAATGGATGCCTTTACTGGTGAGTCGTAAAGTTTCTGGAAATTAGCAATCGTAGTATCTACTGACTGCCCAACCGCGTCTTCCATGGCCGCAGCTGCTCTGGCAACAACCTCAAGTTTATTTCCATCAAATCTTCCCGACCCAACAATTTTCGCCAGAGTTGCCGATGATTCTCCTATTGTCACGCCAGCATCATCAGCTATTTGCCTGGAAAGTTGACTAAGTTGCCCCGCCGTTTTACCAGCATAGTTTCCGGTTAAGATAAGCTGCTTGTTGAACTCACTGGCTTCTTGGGCGCCTTTGTACCATGCAATTGCGAGAAGTGATGCCACGCCCACGAGACCGCCAACAGCAAGCCTGGCCGGAGTAAGGAAAGCAAGCATCCCCCTGCCATGTTCTGCATTCTCAGCGAGTGAGTTCGCATTTTCTGAGAGTGATTCTGAGGAGTCGTCTGTTGCGTCTTTAAATCCAAGAATCTCTTCCTTGATAAATTGAAAAAGCCCGCCCAGGCCGCCAAAAGAATCACTGATTTGCCCGCCCTGCTGGATCAGTACCATCCACAATGGCATGCCACCAGCAATGGACGTGGCTATATCCGTAAACTGCGCCGGCAGCATCCTTAATGCCTGCCGGTACTGCCCGGCACTAATGCCTCCCTTCTTCCATGCTTCATCCTGCTCACGAAGCTTTTCGATAAAAGGAGCTGCCTGCTGTGAAACACCGAGTTGTGCAGCCTTCATTTCCAGCAACTCGATCCGGGTTTTCCCGATCGATGTTGCCTGCTGTTCGAGGGTCCGAACAAATGAGTCGCGGATATTCTGCGCACGTTGCATCTCTGATGCCTCGGCGCGCTCTGCAGCCTCCAGCTCTGCAATCGCATCCCGAAGCATGCGGGATTGCATGGCGGAAACTTTTTTATTTGCAGCTTCCTGTGCCGTTGCGGCCTCCTGCGCCTTAAGCGCAGCGATGTACGGCCCGGTCTCCTGCAACAGTCCCATCTGAGCTGCTTTCAGTTCAAGCACTTCAGCACGTGATTTACCGATGGCCAGCGCCTGATTACGGAGCGACTCGACAAAGTTATTGTTCTGCGCCTGCTGACGGGATGCCTCAGATAACGCCTGACGCTCTGCGGCCTGTTTCTCACGAAGCTCTTGCGCGGCAAGCCGCGTCTGCACAGCCTCACTGGCGATAGCCAGTTCTCTTTCCCTGATTTGCTGAATCAGCGGGGCGGCTTCTTGTGTTAAACCCAGTAGCGAGGCCCGATATTCAAGCACATCTGACTTTGAAGCCCGGAAGGTAGCAGCCTGTTCGCTCAGAGATTTTAGGAACGAGTCCTGCGCTGCGGCAGCTCGTTGCGTGTCCTGAGCCAGCTTCAGTCGTTCCTGCCCTTCTGCGGTCTCTGCTTCCATGACCTGAAATAATTTATCGCGGGTGGTATCCAGCACTGCGCTAAACCGGCTGTAATCCTCATTACCGAGCAGTCCCTTACCGCGAAAGCCAGCCAGTTTGCTTTGCAGCGCTTCAAGCTCATCCATTGCCCGGTTAACAGGGCTGATTTTATTCAGAAGTGCCTGCAACTCCTCTTTTTGCTCTTTCAGGCTCTGCGTGTTCTTTTTCTGAGTATCCGCACCCGCGCGGAAAACGCTGTTCAGATCATTAGCCTTATTGGCTGCTCCTGAGGCGGTCTGCTGGAAGTCGTCGAGTGCCCTATTCCCTCTCTCAAGTTCGGAGGTGTTAACGCGCAGGGATATAGTAGCGATATCAGACATGGTTTTCTCCAGGCATTAAAAAACCCGCCGAGGCGGGTTTTTTAAGAATCAGTATGAATGTAGTATCAGTTTGAAGCTGTCATGAATTTATTTTCTTTTTGATCCCAAGCATCCAGGCTGATTTGCGAACCATCATTAGAATTGCTTATATGCACTGTAGCCTTTGCATTATTTAGCCCGGAAAAATTGAAGTTCGCATATTTCTCTCCATCTACGAAGCCACTACTAGCATCAGTTTGGTAATAAGAAACATTATCGATAGTGAGGCTTAATTCTCCACTTTTAGCTATGTGTAT